GTACTGGTCGATCGTCATGGTCGCCTTGGCGGCTTCCAGTTCCTCCGCATCAAGCAGTTGGGTTTCAGATGCCTTGTACATCTGGCGCGCCCAGCCCTTTGTGCTGGCGGCGGCTTCCCAAAGATCGTGAAAGTAATTATGCCCTTGTGGCGTGCCTATGAACGTGCAGCCACCCTTTCTGTCGGACAGTGCCGGGCGGATGACTTCGGGGAATATGCTTTCCGGCATATCCGCGACCTCGTCCATCACGGCAAAATCGAGGTAGATGCCTCTGAGACTTGAGGGATTTTCTGATCCCAGAAGGCTTATTCTGGCGCCGTTAGGCAGGTCGCAGCGCAGTTCCGTTTCATGGTACTTCGTGCCGGGTATCTTTGAGCTGAACTGCTTCAGATAATCCCAGGCGACGTTCTTTGCCTGCCGATACGTCGGCGCTATATACGCCAGCCTGGGGTTAGGCTTCTGTTCTTCAATCGCGCGCTTGAGCAGATGATTGATGGCGCAGACCGTTTTGCCGAACCGGCGGTGCATGACCAGCACGTTGAAGCGGTTCTGATCCAGCATCTGATGCAGCTCGACCTGCAACGGGCGCGGCGTGTAATCGATCTGAATGGTCTTCAATGCACAAGCTCGCCGGCGGACTCTTCCCAGCCCTCAAACGGCCCCATAAGCTGTTGAAGGAACCATTCAGCGGCCTCCTGGGTGTCAAAGCCCTCAAGCATCACGCACAAGCCCACCTTGCCCTCCATGTCAGGGACGCAGTAGGCGCTGTACTGCATTAGCCGCGACCCATAACAGACTTCTTTTTCTTCTTCGGAAAGCCGGCCTTCATGTTGGCGTAGGCTTTTGGGCTGACCGTGGACTTCTTCTTTGATCGGCTGGTGCCAGCGGCTTTGCGTTTATTCATGTTCTCGTAGAGGCTCATTTGACGTTATTCCTTTTACTAATAGCCTTTGCCTTGCTTCTGGCATCCGCCGAGCTAGACGCGCCCCAGGCACGCAGCGACAGCAGTTTTCTGGTCGGTTTGCCATCCTTGTAGTCTGGACCCTTACCAGCGCCCATTCTGGCAAGGAACGACGCACGGCGAGGATTATCGCCACTCTTGACCGGACGCTTGAGGTTCATGCCCTGCGCCTTCGCAGAACGCCTTCCAGCTTCGTTCAAGCCGCCTTTCGGGTTCTTGCCGGCCTTGCGCTGCCATGCGGGTGTACTCACTTGCCCTGCCCCCTGTATCGCTTGCGTGTATTTCCGCGCCGGGTGAGACGAGAGCGCACCGAGCTGCCGATGCACGTCTTTTTCTTGATGCGTACAAGCGGCGTGGATGACTTAGGCTTAGACACGATGAGCCTCATTTGTGGACGTATTATGTACTATGGAACGGCGCCGCAATCGCTTGGGGGGTGGGGGGTCCGCGTAGGAAAATCGCACCTATCACCCCCCTCTCCTGCAGGCTAAAAGGCTTTACACCGCCACCGCCCCCGCACAAACGCTGGGCTGCAGCGCGCCGGGTAACAATCGGGAAACAAAATCAAATCTTTGGGGGTCGATGCTTGGCTAACTCGGACGCCGTGGCATCGCGCGCGTAGTGATGCGCCGCACAAACTCTAACGCTAACGGGTCGTATCCTCCCCATCGCTCACCAGCTTCACAACCTCCGCGCTCCGCTGCTCTACCGGCTCTGCCTCACTGGCCGGCGCATCGCTGCCCCACATGAGCATCACAGGCCCGGTGGCCTGCTCGACATCTTCCTTCTTGTGACGCACGCCTCTCGGCTGCATTTTGGCAAACGTCCACTTCTTCGTGTCCACCTCAAGCCTTCGACGCTGCACCTCGGCATTCATGTACCGTGGGTCCATGTCGGTCGGCAAAGGTGACGCAGCCAGGTCGTGCATCTCATCTGCCAGCACCTCGGCTCCGATTGCTCTGGCACGGCTGTACATCTCGTACAGCTCCTCAGACCGCTGTACTGCCTGCAGAACCGTAGACCACGCCGGCATCTTGTCATTGTGTTCGCAGATGCTGCGTAGGCTCTTGCCCTTCGCCAGCTCATCGCACACGGCCTGCATCTTTGTTTTGTTGAGTTTTCCAGCCATGCATCAACCATAAAAAAACCCCCGCCGAAACGGGGAGTTGAAGGGAGGTAAATAGAAATCAAGAAGAGGGTCAGCACTGCCAACCTACAAACGATTAACTCATATCAACTGCGTCGAGTACATCGCTTATACGGTGGATTGCGTGGAACCCGTGGTCAGTCTGGCAGGGATGTATACAGAGCAAGCAGCGCAAGCTCATAGCGCCGTTTGGCTGTTCTGCGGTCAATGTGGTTACGCTGTCCAATCTTCAGCCACGGCACTTGGCTGCGGAATGCGGCTGCGTTCGCAGTCTCCCACAATATCCTACGATCCTGTTCTTCGGGCAGTGCGATGATAGCAACAAGCAGCGCGTCATAGCGGTCCACCTGGCGAGCGGTTGCAGGCTCCAGGCGTGGCACTGCATCAGCGTCTGCATAGGCAAGCCAATCGTGGCTGATCTCAGGCCAGTACGTTGTCGCCTTGCGTGGATGGGCAGCAGGTAGCCGCCTCTCCGTCTCAGCGGCCTCTACGAGGTCGTCGTGCAAGCTGGCTGGCGAGTGTGGCCTTTTCAGCATCCGACATCTCCATCACGCCGCGCCAGAAGTCGGCACGGTCTTGGTTTGACAGTGTGGCCGCAAATTCTTGAATGAAATCTCTGTGAGCTTTTTTGCCGTCAACGACAGCGCGGTAAGCTGGGGAAGCCATCTTCACCTGTCGCGTGAGCATCTGGGCGACTTCGGCGCTTCTGGATGCTCTTGGCTGCAATGAGCCTCTAGAAGCACTGCCGCCTGAAGCGTTTTTAAAATAAGTTTTTTGGGGGTGGCTACGCTGCCGGGCTGCTTCAAGAAGTGTGAGAAGCTGTGGACTTGCTCTAACTAGCGTACGCGTATCATTTTTTTCGACCTCGCATAACCCCCCCTGCACCAAGTTATCCCACGGTTCCACACAATCCACCGTAATAGTTGTCGTTCCGAGCTGGTAAGCGCGCAGAAAATCATTGTGGCTGATCATCACAGCCCTCCGGGTCGGTGCGACCATCAGCAATCTCTGTCGCGATATCCTTGATCTTTTCGCGCGCGATGATCTCGTACTCTGATCCTGCAATCTTTTTGTAGACCCTCACGCCATGCAGAATTGAGCTGTGATCGCGCCGCCAGCACAATCCAATTTGCGCGAACGATAGCCCGATCTCATCGCGACCTATCCACCAGCACCTGCGCCTGATGAGCGACAGATGTTGCGTGCGTGGCACTCCGACCAGCACCTGCACCGGCAGGTTATGCGCGACTGCACAGGCTCGCAGTAGGTCTGCGTAAAGCCATCGCCTGGTCGGCACGACAGCCTGTATTGCTGATAATTCTCTCTTAAAATCCGCTGCTTTCAATTTTACTCTCCATTGATTAACTGACTGACCACTTCTGCGGTTTCTTCAATCGATCTGACCACGGCCACGACGCAGCCGCAGTTAGTGAGCAGCTTGTGTGCTGCTTTCTGGTTGTCGCTGACGCGACCTTTCTGTGTTTTGATTTCAAGGAAAATCGGGCACCAAGGCACCGTCTCGCTCTGCCAAGCGGCAGGCGGCACGAATATCTCCAGATCAGGCCAGCCTGCTATCACGCCCTGGCGCTTCTGCTTCATTCTGTAGGCAATCTTATGTGCGCCCTCGTTGGGGCTGTGGTGTATGGCCGAGCCTTCTGGCAACGCTATGCGCAGGTAACTGAGGATCGAGACGTGCAGCTCGTACTCAGTCATCAACCTCGCCCCAGCCGCCACAAGCCTCGCACTCCTGCCAGCGCGTGCGTATCTCAACCCAGCGATCCGGCGTGTAGCCGCTGACTGTGTACTCGACTTCGACCTCGCCCTCGCCGTCGCACTCCGGGCAAATGTGTTCAGTCATTGCTGCTCTGCCGCGATGATTGCTTTGCCGATTTGCGTGACGACTTGCGGGACGACGGCATTTCCGAGGGCTTTAAGTCTGTCCACCCTGTTGGGAACCCCATGAGCCACTCGACCCA